CTACAAAACTTGTAGAGCCAGAGCTAAACGTGTCTGTCTTAACAGTTTGCACAACTTGCAACACATTACCAGCACGATCAAGACGATCTAAAGTCCCACCAGCATCAGGTAACGTCAGAGTTCTATCAGTGTTGCTATTAGGGGCAGCAATGGTAAAGTCACCTGTCCCACTAGCGTTTCCTTGAATTACAACTTTACTCATGGTTTAGGATTCTCCGTTTTAACAGTATCGATAGCATCCTTCCAAGTAGTCGTACCGTTAACACTATCCCAGTATTGCATATCGAGTTGTTCTTGGATTGATGGATAAACTCTATCTATCTTATATTGCTCTGGATCAACCCATGCGTTAACTGCATCCATGTCGATAGTAACCGAGTTACCGTTAGCATCTTTTGCTCCAGCAGTATCATCGACAGATACAACATTAGAATAAAGTGCGTAAATAGCTTTATGATTCATCCTGCAATCTCCATAGCAATAAGTGAACTAGCTGCTCTCGATTCATAACCAGTAGTGTCTCTATCTGCGTGTGTTCTGTTTACATAATTAGTTTGAACGGAATTACCTGCTAATTGAATTTTATAAGTAGTAGCACTTGTTGTAGATGGTGAGTCTAAATACATAACAGGTGTGGCTACAACACTGTATTGCCCTTCAGCAGAATCGTAGGGAAATTGTGCAGTTATTCGCGGTCTGTTACTTGCTGAGTCTCCTATATTAATAGCAGTACTATCTCTAACTAATCTTATATAAGTAAAACCTGTATGCGATCCTAACAGTATTTGACCAGTAACAAGTATTTTACTTGATGTAGATGAGGGCGTAATTGAAAGACTTAAACCCGTAACATCTAAAAAAGTAGTCCCGTAATAACTAAACGTATCTGATTTATGTACAGATACAACTTGTAACGGAGTTCCTGGCGGCATCCCAGCATCATCTTGTACTAAACTTACGCCTGTTGTTCCATGTAGTTCTAGTGCCATTTAAATAATCACCAACCTTCCTCCAGTGGGTACAGTAACCGCCACACCAGAATTAATTGTAATTGGACCTGTACTCATTGCGTTAGTGTTTGAAGTTAGTGTGTAGTTAGTAGTGACTGTTTGTCCGTTCTCATAGAATACTTGGTCAGAACCTCCACCTGTAGCTCCACCACCTCCACCAATAGCACCCCATGCAGAACCATCGTAGCCCTCAAAGGAAGTATCAGTTGTGTTAAATCGTAAGTTACCTGCGCTGGGTGATCCGTTTCTCTGTGCTGTAGTACCTGATGGCATAACAGCAGAGCCTGTAGCAGATGTCTTAGATACTGTTGTAGCAGGTTGAGAAGCACTGTCTGCTAATGCTCCTTGTGCAGCAGTAGCGTAGTCTGCTGAATCAAATGCTTTGACTTGTGCTAGGTTAGTAACCTCGCTGTCCATTAATGCACCAGCAGCAGTAACATTAGCTGTATCTGTTACATCAGCACTGGCTTCAATACCATCTAACTTAGTGTGATCTGCGTCTGTAAATGCATTAGTGTCTGCGTTACTTTCGTATGCTGTTTTAATCTCTGCAGCACTTTGGTCTGCAGTAGCAGATGCTTCAATACCGTCTAACTTAGTATGGTCAGCATCAGTGAATGCGTTAGTGTCTGAGTTACTTTCGTATGCAGTCTTTATCTCAGCAGCAGTTTGATCTGCTGTAGCACTGGCTTCTATACCAGCTAGTTTAGTTTTTTCAGCAGTAGTATAAGATGCAGTAGTACCTGCAAGAACAGATGAGAATGCTTGTACGTCAGAGCCGATAGCAACACCAAGATTAGTTCTTGATGTGCTTGCACTAGCTACGTCAGATAAGTTATTAGACGCTAGTAAACCAGTACCGCCTGTAGCAATAGACTGCCACGCAGACCCTGTGTAGGTCTGCATAATATTAGTTGTCGTATTAAAATATAACGCACCAGCTAAAAGTGCGTCACCGTCATTATCAGTAGACGGGTCAGATGACTTAGCACCTAAGTACCTATCATCAAAGTCATCATAAGAAGCTGCAGCAGCAGTAGCAGAACTAGCAGCAGATGTGGCAGAACTAGCAGCACTTGTAGCAGAACTAGCAGATGCTGTTGCTGAAGATGCAGAAGCTGTAGCAGACGTTGATGCAGAAGTGGCAGAGGACGCAGCAGCAGTAGCAGATGCAGCAGCTTCAGTAGCCTTTGTAGACGCTACACTAGCTTGATTAGCAGCGTCTGTTGTGGCATCTCCTGGTCCTCCTGCTCCTCTAAATATAGCCATTATACGCCCTTACTTAGTTGCAATGTACATCGTGACTTCAAAACCAAATCTCATCTCAGTGTATTCAGGTTTAGTCCACATAGTGTTTCCTTTGTCGTAGTTTAAGTAGTTGTTGTTTTTTGTGGTTATTTAATTCACGCTTACGGCAGAAGTCTTGCCAAGTCATAACACCCTCCTATAAAGAAAGATGCGTTCCTTCGGTTTCCCTACTTCCGTCCTAATGGATGAACGACAATAATAAAACTCCCCAGACCTTATGAGCCTGGGGAGATACCTACTTAATTAAGCAGGAACAGCTAGAGCAACAGCAGAGCTATCACGTAACTCAGCTACACCGTAAAGCATATCTGATGTGAATAGCGTACCGAGGTACTCTTGCTTGTACTGGGTCTGAGAACGTACACCCATCTGCTCGGCAAGAACAAAAGCGTCCTTGTGTGCAAGTAGGCAGATACGGTCAGCACCAGAGCTTCCAGCACCGCTATCAGCATTAGTTGATACATAAGACATTACACCATATATATCACCAATCATACCGTTACGGATTGTGTTTGCTGAACCTTGCTCACCAACAAATGCTTGCTCAGTAAATCGAGCAATACCCATAAGGACATTTCTTGTTGATGGTGGAACAATCATACAACGATCTGTCATTGGTACGTCAGCATCATCAAGTCGCTGGATAGAACGTCTGATACCTGCATCAGTCAACGCAGCAGCGTTAGATGATGAAGAGTTATAGACTGTTGTACCGTTAGAGCCAATGAAAGCGTTAGTGGTTGAAGCTGCTGTAGAGTAAGCAGTACCTGAACCAACTGCTCGACCAAGCTGAATCAAGTCAGTATCAACTTGTTTAGCTAGAGCGTAACCAGCGTCATCAGTGTAGAACTTACGCAAAGAAGCAAGTGCCTGTGTCTCTACGATGTCCTCAATCAAACGTGAGTACTCGTAGTGCTTGTCGATAAGAACTTGCTGTTCTGTCTCAGTTGCTGCAATCAGTGTAACCTGAGTTGAAGCTGCTTTAACAGAAGCAGAACCACGAGTAGGCTTCGGAATGTGAAGCGTATCGCCCTTCTTACCTTTGAAAGACATCTTGCTGAACATGTTTGCAGCAACAAGATTAGCCTTATATGCTGCGATAATTTCGTCACTCCAAATCTCTGGGATAAACTTATCCGCAGTGGTCTTGGTGACATGATTAGAACCTAGTGCCATTTTTTATTTCCTTTCAATTATTTGACACGTCCCTCCGCATATGCAGCCATAATTTCATCTGACATAGCTTCGTAACGTGCTGGATCACGTAAACGTAAGTTAATTAGATCAGCCCTTCGATAAGTTTTTCTTGATGACGGTGCAGGTGAACCAGTATCTACTGTAGCAGCCTTTAAAGTTTTACTTCTTTCTTTCTTAGATTCTTCTACAACATTTAAATCAGCCGTTTGATCTTTAGGTTTAATAGCGTTCCAAGTAGTAAATATTTCAGCAGCAGAATCGTAATCGTAATTACTATTTGCTTCAGTCAATAATCTAATTCTAATTGGAGATCCTTTAACCCATTCAACAAAAGAACTATTTGTTAAAGTTTGCTCGTAATCTGGAAAGTTAACTTTTAACTTTTCAAGTACCTGATTTTGCTTTAAAGATAGAGCTTGATGTCTAGCTTCAGCAATAGCAGGATGTTTTTCTACAGTTTCATTAATTACACTTGCAGGGTCTTCGTATAATCGAGAAGCTAAATCTACTTCTTCTTTTGGGGTTTCAACGGCTTTCTTTTCTTCGAGTTGTCGTTTCAAAAGTTCGTCAGCTAGTCTTCTAACTTCACCAACTTCTTGAGCTTGTTTACCAATTAGCTTTTCAGCTTCTTGGTGCATCTTAACAATGTCTTCAACAGACTTGCCTTGATACTTGTCAGGTATAACAACTTCGGGTTTTTCCTCTACAGCAGGTTCTTCTGCTCCTTGTGGTTCCTTTTGTTCTTCTTGACCTAACTCTTCAACTTCACTAAACTCAATTTCTTCCTCTTGAACCGGTTCTTCAAAATTAGCCATATAGTCTCCTGTCACGTTTGTGATTTTAGGAATTAAAAAATATCACCAGACGCTAACCCTCTCTGCGCTTGTTGGCGATTCTTGTTGCTTCTTCGTGCTTCCTAGCCCAAGCATCTGCAGCAGTAGGAAAATCACCAGTGATTCCTTCTAGTGCAATACGCGGTGCTGAAATAACACGAAGTGACATACACTGACAAACAGGACACTCAACAGCGTTTACCTCTGAGTCAATATATTCTTCTGTGATGTGGCCTTCGCCACACCTAAATTCAAACATTCTTTTACTCATTGTTAAGTTGCTCCCAGGCTTCTTCAGAAAGTTTCTTGAGAGTTCTAATCCAATGTAGAACGTCTAGCTGTCCTTTACGAAAGTTTAA